ATGTTTTGGCTTTCCGACCTATTTGACCTCCTCCCCCGTCCTTTGCAGGTGTTGCTCCCTCTCTCGTGACCTTCGCACTTGTTGTGCAAGCCATGCAATGACATCTGCCTTGTCCTTCGGAACAATCTTCGCATCTGCATCCATGTATATGGGTACAGGTGCTACTGCTGATCTTTCCAGAATAGATTTCGTATCATGACATGACTTACATAAAGCTAAAAGATTATTTAAATTATACATCGAACCATTACGAGTGATAGGTATCATGTGATCAACACACCCCTTCCTATCTCCTGGCGTTATATCTACCAACTCACCAAGCATTAAACACACCTCACATAGTGGATTGCTGCGTCTATAATTAACACTTACCTTTCGCCAATGGTTATCATAGTTGCCTTGTTCGCCTGATGGTTTACGCTGCATCTTGGCTTTGTTTATGTTGGATGGTATGTGCTTTGGGATGTAGGGCATTTATAATCCTTTTAATATTCTATATCGTTGTTTGTTTAATAAATCTATATGCAATACTTCATTAAGATGTTTCCTTCCCATCTTCACCAATTCCTGCTTATTGATGTTGCCTTTAATTGTTTCAAGAATTATATTATAAAACTCTTCAGGATTAGTATAATGAATTGTGCCAGGTATATTAAACTCTTTAAAATAACTATCAGCTATGACAGCCATACCATTGGCTAAACATTCTATGGCAAATATATTACTTTTACTTTCATTAAACTCATTGCGCACTAATGGATAAAAACCAAAATCACTTTCAATCCTCTGCATAAATGTAAAATAAATAAACATAGAATTCCATTCTACAAAGTTTGCTTTAGGATTAAAATCATACATCATAAATTTAGGCATACCAAAAAATGTAAACTCTGTGTTTAATTCCATTGCATCATTTATCTGCTTCTTTACAGTATGTAAATCTGCAAAGTGAGTGCTTCCTCCTCTCCATATAAATCTTACCGGATCATGTTGATCTTGTAATTTAGTCATTGGCAAATCAGATGGACACCAGCCATTAGGAATAACAAACATAGGCTTATCATTGCATAATGGCTTATATAAATCAAATAGCTTTTGCGTTGAGACTATAACGACATCAGCAAATAGAAATGTATCATGTATCTGCTTTTGTACTTGTGGATTGCTAAAATAAACAGATGCAGGATTATCTTCTGGGACATTTAGTAAGTGATCATCAAAATCAACAATTACAGCCTTTCCCATCCGCTTTGCATCTGCCATGATGCCAAGAGAAGCTGTGCTGTTGGGACGTTGGATAATAACTATATCTGTGTTATATATATCATGCCACATTGCTTTTTCCTGTTGAGCAATTACTAGCTCAAACTTGTTCTGCAATGCAAGACGAGAGAAAGGACCAATAGACCTATAATAATCTGTTGCCTGACTCTTTGAGGAAGTGAAGATAGTAACTTTCATTTATTGTTTTTTTTCCATTCTTGACACAAATAATTAATGACTTCTACCAATGGCATCTTCTTCCCAGTCTTTGCAGATACATAAATCTGAGTGCTTATTAGCAGCTTATGTGTATCATCATCGAGCAGCACACTCTTTCTTTTTTTTAATAGTAAATTCATTTTATATATTATTTATGCAAAGTTATATAAAAATATATATATTTGCAAATAAAAAAATTATGATTAAGTTAATTGTATCTGGAAGAGTTGGTGCTGATGCTGAATTAAAAAGCGTTGGTGATACAACTGTTTGCTCATTTTCTATTGCCCACACCGAAAAGGTATATGGAGCAACTCCTGGAGAAAAGACTGTATGGGTAGGATGTTCTGTTTGGGGAGAGAGAGCCGTGAAGCTTGCACCGTTCATTACTAAAGGCTCATTCCTTGTCGTAGAAGGATCAGGCAATGTAAATGGGTATTTAAAGAATGGAGAAGCCCATGGTATTTTAAATTGCCGTGTTACAAGTTTGGAATTTGGAGGAAAGCCAACAGGTGAAACTCCTACTCAGCCATCCACTCCTCCAGCAGTAAAGCTTGATCTTGATGAAAATGATTTGCCATTTTAAATAATTTTAAACCAATTAGTATGAAAAACTTAGAAGTTGTAAAATTATTAGATTGGTTTAATACCGAAACTAGTAATCCATACAATAAACACGCTAAATTATGGATTGATCAAGGTATATTATTTAGTGATGGCTTTATTTTAGGTAGCCATCATGATACAGATTGTTGTGAAAACCATTTTTTAGATTTTAAAAATATTAATTTAGATGAATTTAAAGGTTTGAAATTTGATTTATTAAACGAAAATTTCTTTAAAAGAATACCTAATTATGGTATAGAATTAATACCTATAAATGGAAATTCTATAAAAATACCTGGTTATGGAGATAATAATGGATATTACAGTAGCAATATTAATTTGATTGTAATAAAAGACAAAGAAATCATAAATATTTATGACGTTTCAGACTGTCAAATAATATCTTAATTTTAAACCAATTAGTATGAAACAAAACCAATTTGAATGGGAAGTATATTCTCCCATTACTCGCAGACGAAATATCTTTAAATTAGTTATTTCAGGCATTATTTTACTGCTCGCAATGTATATTAGTAGCTTTGCAGGCACAAAGACAAATTACAAGAAAATAGATGCTCCAAATCCTGCCAAGGAATATCCTCAGGAAAATTACAACATGATTGATGTACATAATTTGCCTGGCACTCAGATAAAAGACATGGCAAAGGATGAGTTATATGATTACATGGATGCTGTTGGATTTAGAAGATTAAAAGGTAAAAGTTTAGTGGAATTAAGAAAGATTTATCTTGCCTATATGTATGATGATTTCTTTTATACCATGCACCAGAAAACAAATTTGCCTATCTCTGTTATTTATGCATTTTTCGTTATTGAAGCTACAAGCAATGGCCTGGAAAGTAAATTGATGATGAAAGCTTTAAATCCTGGAGGCATTAAATATACTGGCAAAGGCAAAAAAGTAAAGGCAATGGATGATTGTTATAAAGGTAAAAAGAAAGTGCCATGTGACTTTCAAAGATACAATGATTACCAATCCATGATAAATGGATGGGCCGGAATTATGAATTTGCCAAGGTATAAGAATTGTAAACGTTTTATTTTTAGCAAATACAACAAAGGCATGAAGGCAAAAGATATAGTAAACAATATATGTTATTGCTTTTACAAATCTGGCTACCACACTAGCAACCAATGGAAAGTAAGAAGTAATATAAGTACAGATTACTGGACAGTTAAAACAAGTTTTCCTAATTTAGAATATTGAAAAAATGGTAGATAATAAATTCTTCTTTGATAAATCTGTTGAATTTGGATTTACAACAAGACACTATGAAAGCCTTGTAAATTTGCATAGTAATGGAGTTAAATGTTTACAGACTATGGGATGCAAAAGTGTATTTGAATTTGGCTCAGGGCTTGGCTTTTTTCTCTCTGCCTGCATAAGAAATAAAATGTATAATTATATGGGTTATGATATAAACCCATACGAGAGAGATTTTGCCATTAGCAAAGGAGTTGATCCTGATAAATATTTATTAGCCAAAGGTAAATTTAAGATTAAAGGCAAGTATGATGCTATTTATTCAACTGAAGTATTCGAGCATATAACAGATAAGGAGTTAAATTTTATTTTGCCACAACTAAGCAATGCTTGTTTAAAGTACTTTTATTTTACATCAACTCCTAATCCTACTACTCCAGAGCAAGATGCTGAATGGGGACATATTAACCTAAAAAGTAAAGAGCAATGGATTGATTTGTTTAGTAATTATGGTTTTAAATTTAATCATGATGATCATAGCGTTACATCATGGGGATTAGTATTTAAAAAATGAAACGAACAGACCTCTACACCCAGGAAGAAATCGACCTGATAAAATTCTACTACCCCACCTTCCACAACCAAGACCTGGCAGCGATGTTAAACCGCTCAGTAAATGGCATGACCGCGAAGGCAAATGAACTTGGTATCTGTAAACATAAGGAATATGTTAGATATAACATGAGAAGGGTAAGTGAAATTGGACGGCAGATAAAACCTGAAAGGACTAGCCATTTTAAGAAAGGCTTTCCCTCCTGGAACAAAGGCAGGAAGATTGAAGGAGAATGGCTGGAGAAGATGAAGCTTACATCTTTCCAAAAAGGCAATGTGCCATATAATTTAAAAGAGATTGGCCATATCAGGAATTATAAGGGATACAATGAAATTAAAATAGGGCATAAAAAATGGATTAGCTGTGCCAGGCATACCTGGATGCAGATACATGGTGAGATTCCTAAAGGCTATGTTGTTTTTAGGATGGATGGCGATATGACTAATGATGACATTAGCAACTTATGCCTGGTACACAGAGCAGACCTTGCTGTGCAGAATAGATGGATAAAGCCATTGCCCCAGGAGTTGCAGGAGATACAAAGAATGATTTTTAATATTAAAAAACTTACCAATGAAAAACAAAATAAGCGATTTACGAAACCATCTGTTTAGCGTGCTTGAGGAACTCACAGACCCCGAATCAACCTATGACATTGCCAAGGCTAAAATAGTTGCAGATGTTGCCCAAGTGATTATTAATAGTGCAAAAGTCGAGAATGATTACATTAAGATAATTGGAGGGACGCATGGCAGTGGGTTTATAGAGGAGGCAAGAGGTGATGTAAAAAAGTTAAACACTACTAATTAAAAAGTGTTATATTTGTGTTGTTCTTTTGAATGAGGTGGAAGTCAATCAAAAGAGTTATGAGACAATATCCGCATTGTTTCACTTATGCCCAGCTTCTTCCACAGTTGGGCATTTTTTATTATATATATGAAATATACAATTTCTATTGACCAAACACACAGTATTGAATGGGGATTAAGTCTAAGTGAAGCAGCTATGTTTAGTTTTTTATATTCTGTGCCATCATGGGCAGAACAAATATTTGTAGATAATCAAGTTTGGTTTTTTGCAAGTAGAAATAAAGCAATAGATGAAATGCCTATTATTTCAGATAAATCGGATACAGTTTATCGTTTATACAAATCATTACAAAATAAAGGAGTAATTGATTGGAAGAAATTTGGCGAAAAAGATTGTATAAGAATTACTGAAAAAGGAAAGCAATGGAATAGTCTAAAAACAACACTCGGAAAAAAATCCGAAGATACTCGGAAAAATATCCGAAACAACTCGGAAAATAATCCGATAAATAATACAGATAATAAAACAATTAATAATACAGATAATATAGAATGTGAAAAGCCTTTCACACCTCCTCAACCTAAAATAAAAAATTCTTTTTCCCGCCAGTCCATCCACGATTCCATTTCCCATGAGCAAGGTTTAAAAGAAAAAGAAAATTGCGCAAAAGAAAAAGAAACCCGAGCCGAGCCGCCCGAACCCTCCGAAACTTACTCCGCCTTTGTCGCCTACTGCCAAGCGTACGAAAATTGCGCTATGGTTACTCTGCCTAAAAATAAGCAAGGCAATTATGTAATGACAGCGAAAGATGGAAGCAATTGTAAAAAACTAGTAGCATGGATTAAGCAGGTTGCCGTTGTGGAAGGGACCATGGATGCAATGGTAGCAGCTTTCACTAAGGCAGCCTGGCACGTTTCGGATAAGTTTATGAAAAACAACTTTTCTATTTCTATGATATATAGCCAGGCAAATGCCATCTATACTAAATTCCATTATCAAAACCCAGCTGCCCAGGAGAAGCGGAAGCAAGCGGAGATTGAGAGGCTTGTAAATGAATTTGAAGGATGAAAGAATCATTAAACACCTCGTTGAACTCAACGCTCTGTTATGATTACATTTTTAAATAAAAATTATGAATTGTAAACCAATATCAATGAAAAAAACACCCAAAGAAAAAGCCAAAGAACTCTTTGACCACTACTACATCATCATCCAGGAAGTTGGAGGTGAATTAGGTCAGGAGATTCTTGTTTCCATTCTCGCTGAACAATGCGCTCTGTTTTTTGCGTCCCAAATGCAAGAGGAAAAATATAATCAAAAAAAATACAAAGCAGTTGAATATTGGGAAGAAGTAGAATTTGAAATAGTAAATTATGCAAACTAAACAAGACAGAAACAATTACATGAAAGCCTATATGAAACAATATAGAGCTAATTTATCTGAAGAAAAATATAAACAATACAGAGCCAATGAGAACCAAAGAAAGCGCATGAAATATCATGCTATGAGCCAGGAACAAAAGCAGCAGCATTATGAAAAAGTAATGCTGTATAAAAAACTTAAATCTTTTAAACATGAATAATTTAACACAGTACAAACCACGCAACTCCGATGAGCAGGCAATCATCTCTGCCAGGAGCAATCGCATTGCCAACATGGAGCAGAAGGAAGCATATAAGCAAGTGCTTAATGTAATTAATTCTGTTTTCCCTATGTATGGAATTGATGGAGATTTGGCATTTTACGCAAACATAGCCAAAGAAATAATAAAAACATTTGGCCAGATAGCAGCCAATGAAATAGAAATTGCCTTTAGATTGTTCTCAGCTGAAAGCCTGGAACTCGATGAGAATGTAAAGTTTTATGGCAAGGCCAATATGCATACAATAGGTAAAATTATCAATGGATATATGATTTACCGAAGAAAAATCATTGCCAGTCATGATAATGAAGTTGCAGCTTTAAGGCTTCAGGCAGAATGGGAGGAAAAGGCCCGGCAGGATCGGGAAAAATTGCACAAGGAATTCCCGGAAATGATTGCAAACTTTAAAGGCAAAACATGGGAGGATGTGCCGGTATATTGGTATGATCTCTGCCTCCACTTTAACATGATTACCTATGAAGAAGGAGAAAAGAAATTGCTGTGGGAGGAAGCCCAGGACCTGGCAATAAAAGAACCTGCAGAAGCTATGGATCTGATTAGTATTAGAAGCCATGCAAAGAAAATAGAACAGGGAAACAAGCAGAGGGCAGTTGTGATCGCGCAGAAGTTGGCAGTTTGGAGGAAAGTGCTAAAAAAGTGAAAATATTTTTTATTTTTTTTAATTTATGTTTGTATATTATTTATATACTTTGTATATTTACATATCGAAACAAACAAACGATATTTCACCTTTAAAAACACACAATCATGACAACTTCAGAATTCAACAAAATCGCAACTGAAAGATTAAATTCTTTATCAACTAATGATTTGATAATCGAATTAAAAAAATTAATGAATGATTTTACATCAGCTGCAAATATGGTTCAAGATATAGTATTAGATATTTTAATGGAACGTTTGCCAGAATCTGAATTTATTGAATTATGTAATAGTTTGTAATTCTTATACAGGGCATATATTCATATGCCCTATTTTTTTACCTTTAAAATACTTAACATGGGATACAGAATTAACGAAAGAAACTGCGGAGATTGGTCAATTAATAGTGAACCAAAACACGTAATAAAAACTAAAAAAATTACCCGTACTTTTACTGAAAGCGAGATTGAATTATTTAATTATTTTATTAACAAAATAGCAGATAATCTTGTATTAGATGCTTCTGATTTGGACGACCAAGTTTATAGAGATAATGGAGATATTTTAATTCAATTTAGTAGAGATAGAATGGAAGATGTTAGATCACTATTAATTAAATTTAATAACATGGGCAGTTAATAACTGCCCTATTTTTTCACTTATAAACTACTTAACATGAATGAAATTTCAAAAAAGTTTGCTTACTACTTAATGGATGAATTCAGAATTGAAGGAACATCCGAAGAATATGTAGATAAAGCAATTTACAAGATTTTTAACTACGAGTTATTGGATGAGAAACAAAAGGAATTATTTAATGAGATTATCTTTGGCACACTTGATGTAGTTTGGATTTCTGAAAAAATGGTTGAGGAAAATGATCATTATCAAGCACAGAGAATTGAAGCTTTAAAAGAAGACTATGAGAGTTTTAAAAGGTATCGTTAAATATGCTGCTGGCCCTCCCAGAGAAGGACAGTACGGCCCATCTATAAACATCCTTGTGACATTGGATGAAGGATATGATGTAAGGGTATATGGAAAGCCTGGTGATCCTATTGAGCAATTGAAGGCTAAACAGCCAGTTCAATTAATTGAGGATAAAGGCAAATACAAGTTAATTGAAGAAGAAGCACCGGCACAACAGACACAGCCAACAGAAAAAACAGAAAAGCCAGACATGAGAGAGATAATTCATGAAATGGAAACATTGTATTCTGATACCTTTATAGATATATTTAATGCGATGATTAGTGCAGGCATTCCCATCGAAAATGCAACTGCAGCCACAAGCACTATATTTATACAGATTTTCCAAAAATTGAGATGATTGACTGATATTGAGCCAGGATTTGCACTGGCTCTTTTTTAAACTTTTAAACAAAAAAAAATGAATATTGACAGAAAAACTTCGATTCGTGTGTCTTTTTATAGTGAAGAAAATAAAGAAATACATTCTTGGCCATTTCAGGGCAGCATAAGGATAGCATTATTAATGCATACTTTGACAGGAGAAAAGGAAAAATTGGAAAGAGGTGATCTTACTGACCAACAAAAAAAGGATTTGTATGAGTATGTTTTATGGGATGTTAAAAGATTTTTAGACACACCTTACACAAAAGAAAATGCTTAAATTACCAAGACCTCACCTCTCAATCTCCCAGATTAATCTCTGGGAGTCTGACCCATCTGCCTACATGAAAAGGTATTTCTTAAACATTGAGGAAGAACCTGCTCCCATCATGGAATTTGGCAAACAGTTTGCAACTGACATTGAGGATTACAGCAAAGGTGTTGAGAGAGAATATAACTTTCCGCCTAACTTTCTAAACAACATAAAACTCTACCCACGCGTTGAGCATAAACTGGAGCATAACTTTGGCGATTTCATGTTTATAGGCTACATAGACAATGCCTCTGAAGACTTTAATATTATCCGCGACTTTAAGACTGGCACTGCTGCTTGGACACAAGAAAGGCTTGAAAATAGCCTGCAGATGAAAGCCTATTCTTACATCCTATTTCAGCAGGATGGCATCCTCCCAACTTGTTTTATTGATTTCTACAAAACTAAAATGAAGGGCAATAAAATTGAATGGACAGATGTGCATGAAACCTATCAGCACACATTTACAATGCTTGATCTTGCGCAAACAGAAATCAAGATAAGAAAAGTTGCTCATGAAATTGCTGCTGCTTATGAATTGCATTGTGATAATGAATTGTCTAATATAATTGCTAAATATGTAGAATTTGATAATGCTATAAAATATGCAACAGAGCAGAGAGACAAGTATCGCAGTTTAGTTGAAAAGGCATTGCAAAATGAAAGATACATTAATGTAATAGATAATAAAATTGTTAGCTATTCAACGTATCAGAAAAAGTCTTACACCTATAGTAAAGAATTACTGGAAAGAGAAGAATTACTTGCCGCACAAAAAAGGCAGGAGGTTGAATATGGAATAGCACAGGAGCAAAGCAAAACTATTTCATTAATTACAGTAAGAGATGCAAAGTGAAGGAGTATAATGCTCAAATGATGGAAATCAAGAATTTCTGCGAAGAGGTAAACGCCTGGATAACCACAGCACCATCAGCGGAAAATCTGGATGAGTGCGATGAGTTTTTGCGCCAACTATCAGCCTACTATTCTCGCTACACAGTTATATCCGGTATAAATGAAAGTATATACAGCCAGTTGCTGATGATGTGCATTAGGGATATGCCAGAGGAAGAATACAAACGTGTAAAGCATTCATCCACGCTCACTGATTTTTACATTAAAGGCAAGTATCCAAAAGCAACTGCCATCTTCGAGCAATGCAGAGCCATCAAGCATTTACTAACTATTACAAGTGATAATTACAGGACATTGCTATCAAGTTTTAGGCAAGAAAGAATATTAGTTGGACACATGGCAACATAAAGACATTTGCAGACCTCGGATTCAGGTGAATGATATTTCCATTTAGTTAAACATTTATTTAACCCTGAATGCGTCAGAGGATGAATTGGCAGCCTGGAAAGACAGGCAATTTTAGCAAGGTGGCGGAAGGTAGACGCTAAAAAACTGTAATGAGGTTTTTCTTCCTCACGTTAAATAAAAAAAGTATCAACGCGGTAGCGCGGAAGCTTTGCAGGTATCGAATCCTGCCCTTGCACAATTTAAACCTTATCATTAATAAATAAAAAACCTTTTAATTATGGAAGTTAAAACAAAACGCTTTATCATTAGATATAATGAAGGCATGGTAAATGTACCTGCAAAAAACACAGAAGAAGCAATTGCTGAATTTAAAAAATTAGGCATTGAAACGACGGCTAAAGAAATTACTATCATCTCTGAGGAAGATATGTTTAAGAGAAGATCAGAAATAATAGCGAAGGAGTAATTAGTGGTATTTTTTTGGTGGGAGATAATAATTATTTCCCACTTTTATTACTTTTTATTTTTATATGTAAATATACTTTGTATATTTGTCCCATCGTTAACTTTAAAAAAACTTACAAACATGAAAAAGAATTTTAACAATCAAAACTTTGAATGGCTATTTGAGGATATAACATCCTCAATGCCAAAAATTATTTTTACCGGAATAATCCTGACATACATTATTACCGCAGCTTTAAACGTTTACTTTTTACCGCTACCTTTACTGCTTTCCATTCCTGCTTCTCTTATGCTACAGTTTGGCAGATTTGCTGTGGTGTTTATTGACTTTTTAAATCCATCTGAAAAACGCTCTAAATATCCTCCGCGCGTTGCAGCCATTGCTACAATTATAGCCTTGTTGGAATTATGGTTTAGTATCCAGGGCCAGACATCTGGTGCAGAGTTCTGGGCAATGTTTTTCTTTATAGGTGCTATCATATGCTTTGGTTATGTTTTAGAAATCCAATTTATTGAAAAAGGCATTGAAGCTTACGGCATTGGAGTAAAAGAGCCAAGGACAAGAAGGAGAATGGTAAGAGAGGTAACTAAAACAAATATATCATCTACACAGCCAATTAAATTTACAATGGCTGTTTGTTTCGTCCTGGCTGTTACCTATCTTCCTGCGCAGCAAAATCACTTCATGGCTTTCAACTGGATGAGCGTTGAAAAGATTGGAGGAGATAAACTGGAAAGGACTCATTATGATGAAACAACAAATACCTCAATTATAGACACAATTACGACAGATTATCTATCTTCATGGAACTTCTGGGATGGATATGCCAGAACTACATATGATAATACCTTGTTCATGACTTATGGAACACAGTATTTAAATTATGATAGTAAAACGCAGCTATGGGATTATAAAGGCAGAAAGATGACTTATATTCAATTGTTAAAATTTCTGTGCAGATATTCTAGAAAGAACTTTTTAAATAAAGATGTAAAATGGTAAAAGCTTTTGTAGGGATTGATCCATCAATGCGAAAAAATGGATTTGCCATCTGCCTGATGAAGGAAAATAAATTGTATTTCCAGAAATACAAAAAATTGGCTCACTGGGCATCTGATGCTATGACATGGACAAATGATATTTTCATTGTTGTTGAGGATTCTTCCCTACAAAATATAACTTTTAACAAATATGCAGATGGCAGATCACGCACAAAAATAAGCCGCAATGTTGGAATGAATCAATGTGCATCGCGATTTGCTATTGATTGGCTTGAATTACATGGACATAAGGTAAAGGGAATTTCACCGTATGCAAAAGGCAGTAAATGGACTTTGGATTATGCCATGGAATTAATCAAACAATTAAATTTAACCATATTAGGTAACCGTAAATTAAGCCAGGATGATATAGATGCTTTTCAACTGGCTTTAATTGCACAATCAATAATGAATTATGACAAAGAATAAATTAGACAATGAAACAATAGCTTTCTGTGAAGCTTTTGTAAGGCAATACCCAAAACCAGTTAAAACAAATAATGTTATATCATCTGTATCTTCCATCCTAACATTTTATGATTCAAAGGATGCAAATGGCAAAAAATATTATGAATATATGAATTTAGAAAGAATGTTATCTTTGCTTTATCAGGTTTATAGTGTAAGTAAACAAAAGGATGAAATAAAAGATAAAGCAGCAATAATGATCAATACAATCATAGAAAAATATAGTTGTTAATTAATGTTTGTGAGTGTTTAAAAAGGTGTTTGCGAGGAGTAGAAGAAATTCTGCTCCTTTTTTATTCCCATTCCACACCTTGTTGCACAGCATAATTTAAAATTCCTTTTGCGTGAGCTTTAGCTATAGATTGTTGAAATGATACATCAATCATCATGCTTGCATCACTATAGTTAGTAAAAAAACCATTCTCGCTTAATACTGATGGCATTGGTGTACCTGTAAGCATGGTAAATCTTGCTTCTCTATCCAAATCACCATCAATAAAATCATATCTGTGCGTCCATTCAGGAGTGACTGTTTTAACCTGCTCTCCGATGCAAGTTGCCAGAAGATCCGATTTTGTTTGTCCAGGTGATGTAAATATCTCCCATCCTCTCGCAGTCGGAGTTGCAGCATTGCCATGGATAGAAACAAGAATGGAATGCTTGGCTATGGATGAGTAGGAGATGGCAAGTTGGCAGCGTTTGTTTAAAGGTGTGTCATTTACTGGCTCATATATTTTTTTAACCATAAATCCATAATCCTCTAAATACTGATGCAGATAATTAGCCAGGCTTCGGTTAAAGACTCCCTCAAAAAACCATCCGTAGGAATGGAACTTGCCTACCTTATGCTGATAGCATTTGCTTGGATAGGTAACATATCTTTCAGGGCCTGTGCCATTGCGCATCCCTCCGTGTCCTGCATCCAGGCATATTAAAAATTCATTTGGTTTCATTATTCTGCAAATTGAAAATTATAAAGTAATCCTTGTTTTGTAAAAGTATAGTGCATCCAAATTCCTGCACCAACTTTGGGACTTAATCCTCTTTCAATGGCATAGCCATTAAAGTCTTGAGGTTGATTTAAATAACTCCCAGTCTTAATGTGCCATTGTTGGTCAACAAATTCTTTATATCTTGATATCCTTTGCCGTGTTATAGGGACAATCCACCTATCATGAGTATGACCTGATATCACGATGTTTGCGTCTGGAAGGTAAACTGCTTTTCTGTTGCTCTGAATGACATCCCGTGTGACGCTACCTCCACCTCCGTATCCATGATGGAATGCAATGATTAGGGGACGATTTGAACCATTTTCTTCGACGTGTGGGAACATACGGCAGTAAATGTATCCAGAATAATTCCCCTTGCTTATGTCCAACTTGTAACAAATCTTATCTACAATGCCATATTCAATTCTCTTTTCAACAGATGTCTCATGATTGCCAGGTGAATAAAAGGCAATGACATCTTTGTAAGGAGTTAAAAATTCAACAACATCAGCAATCACCTCATCAATGTATTTACCGGCATTGTACTTTGGATTTAAATCAGCTTTGTTACTTCTGGGATCGTATTTGCCTTGCATCAGGTCAAGTAAATCTCCAAAGATAAATACAGGTGCATTTCTTTCAAGTGCGAGGTCAAGGTGTTGCTTTAATTTGTCTCTGTCGCAATGTATTGAGTCAAGGTGTACGTCAGAAATAAACAACATATATCTATTCTTCTGATAACATTGCACATCAATAAATTCGTGTGTGTTTGGAAATATTTTATTTAGTAGCATTTTTTTGGTATTGTAAAAGGGATAGGAAATTAATCCCATCCCTTCTGGCATAAAGGTAGCGATACTTTCTGCGCCAATTTCTTATCCTTTAATCTTTGCAAATCTTTGCGCCAATTTAACGGTGTAGAATACATGGTCTATAACATCTTCAACAAGTAGTTCAACAGCATCATTTTTCAGGTCAAATCTTTTCTTCAATTCATCGATTAAATCATTCATTTCCTCATCTGTTAAATCTTGTAATTCAGCCTTTACCAACTCGATACCAGCAAATGCCTTTGCAGCAGAGAAGATAACTGGGACAAATCTTGGAGCATCAGTAACAATAGAAAACTTCTTGTCATCTAATGACTTGATGATTGCCTCTAACAAATCGAAACCGAAATTTAAAACTTCTTTGGTTTCTTTAATTCCTAAAACTTCGTTTGACATATTTAAAAAATTTAATGGGTTACTTTTTAAAAAATCTTAATACTAATACTCCAATGTTAACTCCTGTAATTGACTTTATGTTCTCCGCTATACTGAATAATTCCGTTGTGGCAATGGTAAAGGCTACCATGTAGGTAATGTTGAATGGCAGTTGAAATGTCAACCTTGCCCCCTCAAATATCATAATCCCACACAAGTAAACAAGGCACTTTTGCGATGTTCGGTATAAACCCTTGCTTGTTATCTCTTCGCCCCTTTTCTTGGCAGCCATGATTCCCGTGACTGTATCAGCAAACACCACAAAAACGGTAAAGAGTAGGAAGGATTTAATAGGAATGATGAAGGAAGCAATTAAGCCGCAGCACACGGCAAAGGCAATGCCATCATAGCCTATTTTAAGAATGTTGTAGATTATGGTTTTCATCATTCAAGTTTTATAAACTTAACCTCACCATCTACTGTTGCAAACTTGCCATCAGCGTATTTGTACAAGTCGTATTTTATATTGTTAAAGCTGAAGGATATCTGATTTGTAAACGTTGATAAAAGCAAGTTTGTTGAAATCGTGTAAACCTTGCCATTGTCTGGGTTGAAGATTAAACGCTTGTTGTTGTTTAACTCAATCACTCCATCAATGATATCACCGTTAAAATTTAATTTCCAATCGCCTAAAAACTTTGCCGTGTCACGTTGTGCCGTTGTAAAATACACAGGCTTACCGCTTATTTGCTGGTGCAAGT